GCAATAATACCTCTTAGGATAAGTTGCTTTTCTAGAACTCTTAGGAATAGATGTGAAAAACGTAAATGTAGACGGTCGATAAACTTACAGAAATCGATTTCATCTCTGCTTATTTCCTGAGCCCTACCGTATGAGAATGTAGCCTCGGGATTGAACCGTGAATATGGAACCTGTAGGGACTTATAGAGACCCATCTTGTAATATTCCATTTCATCAATGATGCCTTGCATTTGTCCAGGCTGTAAGGTATCAATACGAGTGCCAGCCTTGCCACCATCTCTTGTGGCTAGCCAGTAGTCATCAGTGAATGTCATGAACTTTCTATCGTCTCTGATTTCACCCGATTGGGCATCATAGACAACCTTAGTCTTAAATTTTGTCATAAGACTCTTGACGTATTCCTCAGCTTTAATGCGAGGTAAACCACCTACGTCAATATAGAAGACTCGTCTTTCAGGAGCACGGGTAACGCGATAGATAAGGCCAGCGTCTTCAACTGATCTAAGCATATTGAGATACTTGATAGCGATGTGGAGATGGCCTAGGACAAGCGTATTGTTGGTATCGGTTAGTCCACTAACCACATGCACAACCGAATCCTTGGCAATCTTTAGGCCTGTTAGAGGCATGATAGGAGAAGAGCCAGGAGTCGCGGTTGTTTGGAAACCTTTATCGTTGTAAACATAATACTCGTTTACAACTCTGTTGATCGTATCAGAGCCAGGAACCGCTTGAATTTCAGGGTTCTTAGCCTTGGCTATTTCCTTGACTTTTCTAATGCACCTTGGGTCAAGGTATCGTAACTCTTGAATACCCATCTGAGGGTTCTTTGGGTCAATGATGATGTTATAATAGAGTCTGCCATCAACATACCATTTCTCAAAAATCTCATAGGCCTTTGTATCAAACTCAAGTAACTCTTGAACCCGATCAAACTCCATTTGTATAGCTTCTTTGATGGCAGGAGGAAGCATATTATCCATGGCTTCCAGAGTGATCTTTACGATTGGCTCAAAGTCTTGTTGAACAATGGCTTCATTACATATCTGTGTCACCGCTGATTTAACCTCAGGGTGAAGCGTCATATCTCTATATTTTGTTACTAGTTCTGCTTCACTTCGAACGCTACCGTTGATATCAACGTAGGTTCCTTGAATACCGCCAGCGGTAACAACGACAGCACCGTCATCTGAAATAGGTGGAGAGAAAGATGGAAACTCCCTCTCCGCGTCAGGTGCATCACGCTTGACTTCCCAGCCCCAAATTCTAACCATAATCTAATTACTCTTTTATTGACTTAAAGTGTTGTCGTCAGCAAGTGTAGACTGATAAGGACCGTCTTTCATATTGGCTGATAGATATCCAGTGTCTAACTCGTAATAGTCATATGAGAAGTTTACAGCAAAGGTTTCGATTTGGTTAATGGCATCCCAAGAAAGGCCAATATTATCAACCTGAGAAGGGAAAATACCATGGAAGTTATATTTTCTAACAACCGTTCCATCCTTGCCAAGCTGTCTAACGTCTGCTACCGTCTTATATGCTGTTGCGTATAAGTTTGGGTCCATTCTGTTAGAAACCAGAGCATTCATTCCGTTTGACCATGCTTCGAACGCATTTCTGACTGTAAAGTCTTCATCGTTCTGGACAGTTACCTGCCAGTCTTGGAATACACGGTCTCCCGCAAACTTAATCTGTCTTCCAAAGTAAGCGACAACTACAGGTTCAACAATGAATGATGGGAGAGATGCAGCGGACACAACGAAACGCATTCTTTGTGACGCACTTTGGCCAATCCCAGGTGGCATTGTAATATTAACCTCGAATAACGTAGGTCTAGCCCCGCCGAAAGGCAGGGACTTAGCTTTGAATTGTTCAATATTAAAAGGCACTTTTAATTGACTCCTTGAATAGAATTCTTATGCTATTTAGTTTCTTAATTAAAAGAAGTTTCCAGCCCCAAGAATTTCGTTGAAGTCAACACCCGTGGCTGTAGCCACAAAGTTTAGGTTAATGAAGTTGATCGAACGTGCAGGCTTGATAAGAATATCAGCCACGAATTCGTTTCTATCGATAACCAATGGAGTGTTATTAACAGTGTCGCAACGAATCTTGAAATCGTAAATACCTCTACGTCCCTTAACGTCTTTCAGATAAGGTGTAATGGCATTGACGAATTGTGAACGTGTAAATTCGTCGTTGAACTCGAATAGAGTATACTCAGCCATTGTTGCAATGGCCTTTTCGAGAACGATGAACAACCGTCTAACGTTGATTCGGTCGAATGCAGACGGCTTAGCTTGAAGCGTCTTATCACCCCAAAGAACCGTTCCTTTTCCAGGCTTACTGATAACAGGGTTGATCTGAGACTTATAAAGCTCATCACGGAATGCCTTACGAGGATTCCAGGCAAGCTTAATGAAGTTTTTGATTTGGCCTCTGTTAAGACCAGCAGGTGGATACCAAGGATCAGTTGTCTGATCCGTTCTGATCATAAGACCAGCGATATCACCGTTTAGAGGAACCCAACGTGAAACGTCGTTATATCTGTCATACATTAACTTGTAGCCAGAATCGAGAATAGCATAATTCGAATCACGGCATGAGTTACGGAATTCCTTAACGTTGTCTAAGCGTAGGCTGTCACTGTTGACAGACACAACGTCAAACTTATCAGGAGAGATACAAACAACACAGTCCTTACGAACCGAAACGATGTTATCAATAATGTGGTTTCCAAGCTGCTCACCGTTTACACCGCCTCTAGCCTTGCCTTGCAGCAAGATAGAAACGTCAACGTCTTCATCTGATGCAAATTGGTCATATCCCTGAATTAGGGTTGACATTTCAACGTCAGACTCGTTAGCACCATCCCAACCACAGTTGAAATCGAACCATGTGATTTGGTTGTTCGTGACAGAAGCAACATTGATTGAATCATTTGAGTATCCTGCCGTCTTGTCGTTGGCATACCAGACCCAATTTGATTTCTTGTTGATAACAGTCTTGAAATAATTGTCTTCATTGGTATGTGTCTTGGCATCAGTTCCTCTTGATAGACCCTTATAGGTTTCAAGGATTGTGCCAGGGATACCAGTGATTAAACCGTCTTCATCAACAACAGCGATATGTAATTCGTCTTGGGCAGCACCGTTACCGAATTGCAGCATGTATTCTGACTGGCCAGGGGCAGTGTCAAATCGGCTGTAATACTCCCAAAATCTCGTAACCGTATCGGTAAGAGCTTGGTTAGCGATCAATCTAAGATCGGTCTCAAAGTCTAGTTCGAAGGTCGCAGCCGCAACCGAACCATTGACGTTTGAGGTTGTTGCCCCAATCGTTGTGATCTTTAAGCTTTGCGTTCCGATAGTGGAGTTACCGAATTGTAGAAGATCGGTTGTGTTCAGATTACCTTTCAGGTTGCTAGCAGCAGTCATTGCCGCAGTCTGAGCGGTTGAGTTAGAAGTTCCGTCATGGTTATTGATAATCGTGACAGTTGCGGTATTAGAACCGACAGCAAGACTTATCGTTGCCCCGCCATTAGCATAAGAGGCAAGATTGATTGTGCTGGTAAACTGATTAGCGTTGTCACAGACTGAAAGCTTTAAGCTATCGCCTAGCTTGCCAGGATAACGAGCAACCCAATACACATTGGTATCAAAGGTTCCGTCCATCTCGTCATAAGCAGTTTCGTTCTTAACGATCTGACCAGCAAGATTAGTCACTGTTCCGATGTTAGCTAAAGACGTATAAGTAGCAGCGTTTGAGATAAGCTGAATGGTATCTCCACCATTCGCCAGAGCATGGCTAGCTGTGTCAATTCTGAAAGCAGTTGTGTTGACAATTGAGGCAACATAAGTTCCAACTGACAGCTTAGAGTTGCCAGAGCTAATGACCATTTGGCCAACATGAATGTTTGAAGTATTGCCAGTGGCCATAACAACAGTCGTGTTACTACCAGTAACAGTAACAGAAGCGATAGGGCTTATACCAACCGTATTGGCAGCACGAGAAACCATAAGATGATTTCCGTAAGAAAGCGTGGCTTCTCCAGTGAAATATGTCTCGGCATTTAAGCTAGTTGGCTTACCGAAAGTCTTCCATTTTACGTCAACGTTATCAACTAGCACTCTTTCATTGACTGGACCCCAACGATAAACACCGCTGATAGCGGTTTCGGTTGTCGCAACCTCAGGAACGATGGTTGAAACGTCAAATTCACGAATATTGACGGCTGGTGATAAGGAAAAGCTCATTCTTATTATCCTTTATGCTAAAACTTTGTTCTTTATTTATTGATTTTACTTGCTTAAAGCTTTAGTAACCAGTTGGCAGGAAAGTCCCATTCGTCTTGGGGTTCATTGTCCAGAGCCTCTGCATGGAAGCATGGGGCAATCATTTCCATTATGTCATCATCTTCGTTATCTCTCAGGTGTTCAATAGTATCAATATTGGTCAATTCTTTGAAATAAAGCTGTTCACTAAGCCATCCAAATAGGACGCAACACATAGATAAATCGTCAGTTTTTCCTTCCTCGGCTTCCCAACTCTTATTCTTTTTTGAGAAAACCGCTAGCTCATTGAACGTATTACGATCAACGATTTCTAGCCTACCTTGCTCCACTAATAGCTTTAAAAGGTAGCAACCCTGATTCTTTGTCGGAAGAGTTGTTCTTATCCCAGGTTCACTTTTATCCCCTGAGGTTGTCAGTCTCTTACCGCTTCTCCCTCCTACGGTTGTCGTTCTGAATAAATTCTCGTATTCATAGTCATCAAACAATGCATCAACAACTTGTGTCCCGATGTCATTGATTTCCACAAGGCAATGAGCATTGTTATAGGCCTTGGCCACATGCCCTATGATCTGTGCATAATCAATTGGAGTTGTGACGTTTGATCGATAGACGCAAACTTGTTTAAATGGTAAAGAAGTAACATCAACCACAATGAAGGCAGAATAATCTAATCCCTTTCCTCGGGAAACGTCTGCTACTAACATATATAGATGATCATTGACAGGATTTTCGTATTTCTTTAGATGATCATCATACCAAACGGGTTCCTGCAATCCCGCTTTCATCTTTTCGAGGGATGAACCTGATAAAAGAGTGTAACTTGATCCTAGGAACTCAACCTCTTGTTCCTGTCTGAATTGTTGAAGGTCAAATCCCAAGTCGGCTAGAGTTTGCTGTTTCCATGCTTCATCACGGCCTGGAATCATATCCCATGTGATCTTGAATGGATAATAGCCGTTCCATTTAGCTCTAGTCTCTGGATTCTCTGCATCCTTGAAATTGGCAGCTTCCCAAAAGTCGTGGAAATGGTTCAACCCGAACGGGGTTGAAATCATGGCAATCTTAGCGTCTGGATTGTTGGCAAGGGTCTGTGATGAAGCTGTCCAGAAGTCTTTCCAATCCTCAATTTTGGCAACCTCGTCAATCATGAGGAAGTCAATCGTGAATCCTGATATTGAGTCTCTTGACGTTGCGGCAGAGAAGACACGAGAACCGTTCTCTAGGATGATGCTTGTCTTGTTCCAACCGCCTTGTTTGATGCCTTGCTGCATCCACAGAGGAACGTTTTCATAGGCATATTGGAGACGTTGAACCATTTCTTGGGCTACGTCTGCCTTGTTGGCTAGGATCGCAATCGTCTTAGGGTTCTCTTCGGAACTAAACAGGATAAGCCACAGAATGAAACCAACCGTCGTGGTTGACTTACCAGCCTGCCGACATGTGCCTAGAATCGTTCTGGTATTATTTTTGTAGGAAAGGATAACATCTCTTTGCCAGCCATATAGTTTGAAGCTGACTTTCTTACCCTTTGAAACCACTTTCATATGGTTTTCAATAAAATAGATTGGGTCAAGAGAACACTTAACCCATTCCATTTGTTGTTCAGGGGAAATACTTACAGGGGTATTAGCCCTTTTAAGATTTAAATTACCACGAAAACCTTCATTCTCAGGAAGCATTATTAGGTGTTAGCAACTGCCGTATTAGAAACTGTGTCTGTAGGTGTAGGATCGAACATATGCTTTTCAAGCTGTTCATAGGCAATATCAGCAAGTCCTTTCATGATCATCTTCATATCATCGCTTGCCTTATTCCAGTCTTCCCCAGGATGAAGAGCCTCAAAGAAATGAAAAGCCATTTTGCCTTTCATATCGATATCGTTTACGTCTAATTTGTTATTTTTTAATGTGTATCTTTTCATTACTTTGCACTCGCTGC